ATTGCCCGTTGCGTCAAGCAACGACACTCCACCAGATCCATTATCATTAAGATTCCAGTAGGCTAAAAGATCAACTAGCAATGGACTAGACATAATTAGCTAGTGCGAAGAATACTCGTAATGTTGTTGCTACCATCAAATGTGATGGAGATAGTCGCCACAACAACACCTTGATTAAGGCAAGTGATTAGACCTGGCTGTGCAGGTGAACCACTATTGTAGTTAGAAAATTGGACTTCCGTATAAGTAGGAAGATTGAAACCAGCGGTAGCATTCCAAATGTTCCAAAGTTGTTCGGATTCATTTGTCGTGTTCCATCCACCCAAGCCAGCAGTAGAGTTATCGTAAATACTCATTGTTTTAAATTATAGGAATCCAAAGTAATGGGATGGGGGGATCGAACCCCCACCCCATCATGGTTTAATTACTGAAGAAGACCAACAACATACACATCGCCATAGATCGCACCAATGCGTCCAGCGGTATCAGCCGTGGAAGCCTCGGTCGTCAGAGAGGCGTTGTAGTACGAGAAGGTTGTGCTGGTCGTGGAAAGAACCGTGACAAGACCGTTATAGGCGGCATTGCCAACACTTAGTACCTTCACTTTTGCACCAGCAACCAACCAAGCAGGAACGCTAGCAACAGTCAGAGTGCTGATGTTATTAGCGGTTGCACGATTGGTCGTAGCCAAACTAGGAATTGCGGCTGTAGTAACATTCACACGAATGCTCTGTTGTGATGCGGCTCCATTAGAACCATTGGTTCCAACAGGAAGTGCACCAAGGACATAACCATTAGTCGCAGGAGTGAAAACTGTCTGGGACAGATTTCCGCTTGCGGTGGTTTGAACTGGAGTAGCAGGGAGGGTAGCCGTGGCGATATTCTCGCCAGTAGTGCCATCATCAATTGCTACAACGGCTTGAGTGCCATTGGTTCCAAGTGCGTTTTTATATACAACCGTAGCAAAGGTAGAAATGAAGACGTTTTCATCGTATTCAAGCTGACCAATGACGGTGGTTCCTGCAACCGTGAAATCGACGGCAACAGGGCCGAAACGAACCTGAGTCAGGTTGTTAGGGACGGGAGGTGTAGTAGTAGCAGACATATTAGTATTTTGATTGTTAGGTTTTAGTAGTAGCTAGGAGTGTTGTACACAACATTGTCGAGCGTGTAGCTGACATACACATTGTCGGAAGTAGAACCAACAATGATAGGATACTGGAGAGTACCGCTACCAGAGAGGCTGATAGTTCCCGAAAGCGTAGTCGTAGTTCCATTTACCGTTACCGTTGCAGTACCAGATCCATTAGCCGTGATCGACCAGGTGATGGCACTCGTAGGAATGGTGAAAGTTGAACCACTTGCTACCGATACGAAATACGGAGTCAAGGGTTGCCCCCACCCTACATAACGTAGGGCGGGTGCGTTCAAGACATCCGATGGGGCATAAACTGAAGCATTAAGTGACATAGGATGTTTCCCTTAATTGTTTAGATAGGCTCCGTAATAACGCTAGAGCAAGCATAGCAGTCTGGCGTGTATTGCGGGGTGTAGTTAGGTGCAAGGTTGCAAGCGGCAGGGATGATCAACTGTGCGTTGTTCAACCTGTGCAGAATGCTATGCATCAAGGTAGGGTCTTGGAACTGCATACCCATACGGAACTGGTTCCAGAAGAAACCTTGATCACGCTTGATGTTGCACTCCCAATCTGGATTCTTCCACTCCCAATCACCAGCGTAGTTCTGGGTCATGCCTTGGGCTTCACCAAGACCACTCTGGGAAGGGCTGATCCACTTGATCATAGCCTTGTTGACCCAAGGGTTGGTGATACCGAAGTCGGCGTTGGCGAATGCAGGGTTCTGGACATACTTGCAACCAAGCTCGGTGGTCACAGGGTAGTAAGGCAGAACACGCACCAGACGAGGCCAGGTGGAAACGTCATTGGCGTTGAAGGTCGGGAGAGAGGCGTTGTAAACCCAATCCACGTTCAGACGAACACCGTTGATGTCGTTGCAGAAAGCATAGTTTCCGATAACACGATCAATACCCAAGGAGTACTGAAGCTGTTTGTCATCAAAATCGCTGACGGATTCCCACCATCCACCAGACTGCTTGGCATACTGCCAAAGCTGACGAAGGACGCGAGCATCGGGAACGATGATCTCAAGCAGAGGGCGACCAGCGGCCTCGCTGACATCAAGACGATAAGCATCATCTTCACGCTGGAGGTTGATGAGGATGTCATCAAGGGTATCAAGCGAGAGAAGACCGATGTTGTTAAGCTGGTTAGCAGGGAGCTTCACATAGACATAGCCCATGTTGAAGGAACCCTCGTTCGTACCCTCAAAAGGCTGAACGATGAACATCTGATCGTCGGGGGTCACGCAGGAGACGAGGGACTGACCATTGCTGATCGGAACCCATTTGTGTCCAGCACCACCGATCCAGTTGCTACGAGCAAATTCCTCGTGAACATTCTTGGTGATGTTAACATTGGTCGCCATGATGTGATCCATTTCTTCCTGTGGGAAGAGACGATACATGAAGTCGGTAAGCTGATACCAATCGGTACGCATAGCCTTGGTGAAGAGGCTGAAGCTGTACGATTCCGTACCAGGGTGAGCAATGAACTCAAACTGAACATCGTCAGCGTTCTGAACGCAACGGCCAGATTGAACTTCCTGCCAAGGCTGATCGGGATTGTACCATCCACGACCGAAGCGGAACGCCTTCTGGGTCGGGAGGGTGTTAAGAGGCCAAGTCTCTGTTTCAAGACGACCGTAGTAGATCGAATTGATTGCCATCTTTTTGATAAAAAACGGGTTGTAGTACGTCCTAGCCTCACGGAAGAGGGTATCAACGTCCTGGCAACTCGAAAAAGTAACGCCATTTTGCGCCATATGATTAAGTGTGTTGTTTGTTAAGTTATGTGCCTTGAAAAGAGTCGTCTCTCCAAAACACGGTTTTGGTTTTGAGCGACTGGCAACCTCGCAGGGTCTTTGTTTTTCCAATTGCTGATGTCAACCTCACACCCCGCTTATTGTTTTACATCGGTCGCTATCCGATACGGTGCTTTGGCTGAAATCAGTAATTGTTAAAACAACTACCAATCCAGATATGTGACAATTATAGAAAACTCTAAATTGTGTCAACAGAATTTTTAACAATATATTCTATTGCTTTCATTAACCGATCTGTTGAGTCCTTAAACTTACCCAAACCTGTATTGCATTCTACACACAATAGACCCCTTACCTTTCCCGTCTTGTGGCAATGATCAACTGATAATGCATATCCAGATGGGCAACTTTTATTGCAGATCTCGCATACACCATTTTGTGAAATCAACATTTGGTTGTACTCATCAAGAGTAATTCCATATCTGTATTTCAGAAATTGGTTTCTATACTTTGCGGGATTCTTTTTGTAATCCTCCCGCAATTTTTCTTTTTTCTTTTCTTTGTTTTTGACCCTTGTTTTGTCTAGATGACTTTTAACTTTATCTGGGTTTTCAGATTTCCATTTTCTTTTGGAGTCTTTCATTTTGGCAAATGTGGATGGTTTCATCCAACATCCACCATTCTTGCTGTTTTTATCGTAACGGTAAAATATCTTGCCATCATCTCTAATGGCTCCTCGTTTAAGGTTTCCCATTATCTATTGCGGAACTTTGCAAACAATGCGGCTGGGGTCTTTTCTTCAACGTCCTGCGACCTGCCAGCAGAAGATGATCCGATTGCTCCTTCACTTGTGGAAGAGCCTCTCATCTTTTTGATTGTTTCTTGAAGTTCAGCAATTTGTTTTTCTTGAGCAAACGTATAGGCCTTTAACTTTTTGTATTTCGAGCCTTGGGTAAGAACCCTCGTAATGGCCTCTGGCGCATAGTTGCTATTGTCACGAAGGGCGGCTTCAGCAATAAGCTCATCTTCCGTTGTATCATCATCAATCTTTTGTGATGCAATAATCTTGGCAATTTCCTCGTTATATTTTACAGCATCTTCAAGCTGTTGCTTGGCTTGCGAGAAAGCATCCTGCCAGCGTTTTCCAACCTGAGATTTGGTAGCTTGAATACGACGATTCTGCTCTTCTTCAGTTTGTGCCTTGGTAATCTCCCAATTCTGAATAGCTTGATTCCTTGCTTCAATCCTGTTGAGAACCTCATAAGCAGTTGAGTTGAATTTGGCTTGCTCCATTGGAGAAAGGTTCTCGTAAATGTAGTTAAGCGTCTGCTTGGAAACCTCACGCTGTCTAGCCTTCTCGTTAGGGTCTTGGCTTGTCAATGATGCCTCATATGCTTGAACAGCTTTGGCAAATTCGGTGATGGTTGTCTGATCATCACCAATGATCATCTTGACTTGATTGTAACCATTTAGAATTGGAGCATCAAAAGTCTCTTTAAATACAGGATTAGAAGGAAGGTTTAGGAAGTCATTTGCTTTTTGAACTTCTTCAAGGTCACGGGTAAGTGCCTCTTCACGCTCCTGTCTTTCTTTGACTGCTTGTTCAAGCTCTTTGCGAAGTTTCTCTACTTCCTTTTTGCTTTCACTATCATCAATTTTGGAACGAAGCTCCGCAATTTCCTGTTGAGCTTTATCGTATTCTTCTACTTTCTTTTTAAGTTCAGCGGCTTCTTTAGCAAACTGTTCGTTGGTCTGCTTTAGAGATTTGATAAACCCTGGCTTCTTTTCATCATCAACCAATGATGCCTTAACCTCTGGCTCTTCACGATTAATCTCTGCATTCTTGACAGCTTCCTTTTGCTCTGCAATGCGGGTCTGATGCTGTTCAGAGTCAGCGGTGGTCTTTGCACCAAATTTTTTAAACAAATCTTCTGGAGTTCCTTGTGGAGCTTGTTTGATGTCAGCTTTGAAAAAAGCATCTGCTTGTTTAATAGCAGAATCCCTTGCGGCTTTATCAGCTTCACGGGCGGCTTGTGCGGCGGCTTGGTTCTCTACAGGAGGTTGTGCAATTGCTGTTTCAGACATGGTTATATTTGGTTGGTGTGGTTACTTTCTTAGTGAGATCTCATCTGGTAACAATGAGTCATCCAGATCGGGATCAATTTCTATTGTTGGCTGTTTAACAATAACTGCTGACTTTAGTTGTGAATCAACAGAGTTAAAAGAGTTTTGTTCTGCATTTGTGGCATATTCTTGTAGCACACGAAACACAGCAACAACTGTTGCATGATCCTTATTTACCAAATCTTCATAAACAGCGGTCTTTAGTTCGCTGTATCTTTTGTCATTTATGAGTGCGGCGGCTAGGTTGGTTACGTTTGGATTATCCATTCATTTGTCCCAAATCTGGGTTTTGTGTGGTTACTGCTTCTTGTCCTTGGATGGCTTGTTGTTGTGCCATCATATCCTGTGCATTCATCTGCTGATTTTGATCAAGCTCTTGCTCATGTTGATCTTGCATGATTTGTGAATCATGGGCGGCTTTAGCTCTCTTGATTTGAATCTCGTTAGCGGCTTTAGCTCTCTTTGTGGCAAGGTCAGTTGCAACCTTCTCCATTGCATTGGAGTTGTGCAGTTGAGCTTTCTGTGCCATTGCCGCCAGCTTGATGTTTTCTTTCTTCTGCAAGCTGTCTGTTTGGATAGCTTCCTTGGCAACCAAGGCTTGGAGCTTGATGTCTTGTGGGCTTTGACCCTGCTGACCCTGTTGTTGCTGACGAGCCTTTTCAATCTGTGCAAGCTGGCTACCAAGTTCATCAGTACCACGCTGAAGCTGTTGCATCTGTTGTGCAAACTGCTTTGCCATGTTTTTCTTGGTAGGATCTTTCTGAATGAATCCAAGGTGAGCAACCATGTGTGGCCCTTTGAATCGCATGAGGCAAGCGTAAATGTCACGCACCAGATTAAGTGCTTCATCACTAATTTGCTGACCTTCTTGACCACGAACGGGAGCTTGTGGGTTTGCTCCGCTGGACTGCATTGCTTGTTGAGCTTCTTGCATTGATGCGGCGGCATCTTGGAAGTGAGCTTGGAAATGTTCCACATGGTTCTGGTCAGGATACACACGGAAGTTTGCAGGGTTTCCTTTTGGATCAGTCATGCCGATGTTTTCCATTGAAATAATTCCCTGTTCATCTGGAATCTTAATCGTTGTCTGCTTGACGTAACGATTTACATTCTGACGACCATTGAGTGCGGCAATAGCATCAGCAATTGCGTTAGCTTGCCCCTCATTCATTGGGGTCATGCCAGTAAGAGAAACGGTTTGTTGAGCCGCCATGAGCTTGTAGCTTGGGCTTCCAGAACCAGAAAGCATATTGGATTCTAGGTTTTCAATGTTTTCCCATTGCCATGCTTCCTTGGGAACACCATTTTCTTCCATGAAATCAACAAACTTTTGCTTGAGCTTATATCCATGTCCACCCTTGGTAGTACGGCTCATGCGTTTGTAAAGCATCTTTAGCCAGCGAGTTTGGTTGTCGTTGAAACGACGAATCTGTGTTCCCTGTAGCTTTGCTGATTCAGCGGCATCAAGTTCAGCTTCTTTTTTGGTACGAGCCTTTCCTGTTTTGGAATAATTACCAATGTTGTATGCACCGATTCCACGATACATATCAGCTTGGTACATCTGCATTCCGCTAAAGAGTTCACCAAGAGGAACGCCAAGATTTACCTGAGTAGGTTCAACATCTTGTGGAAGAATCATCCAAGGTTGCCACTCCATTTGCTTTAGCTTCTTTGTGGATTCAGCACTTCCACCCTTGAGCATGAGTCGGGTACTCCAATCCATAGAATCGAATGCACGATTCATGTGGATGTCATATGCACGACATTGAATAAATACAGATTCTGCAAGACCTTGGATCTCATGCCAGATACCCGATCCAGTTGAGTCAGTCATTGGAGCAATGATGTCTTCCCAACCATCTTCATCTTTTTCTACCCAATCCTTTTTGTAGTAAAGGAAACCAGTTTGGTCACGATACTCTTCTTCTGTGAGATCCTTTCGTCCGTTTTCTTTGTAGCCAAGAACAAGACCTCCATAATTCTGAAGCAAGAGCATCTTGGAAATACTTCCATTAAACTCCATGATGTAGAGTTCATAAATTTCAATGCGTAGCGTGTACAGGCGGGAAAGGTTTAGGTTTCCAGAAGCTACGTCACGCAACCATTCCGTATTGGTATATGTGTTGCGATAGTTTGTTGTGAACATACGAAGGGCATCAACACAAGCCCAGAAGTTCCATCCCATTTGGGTGGCGTGTTCCTGTGCTTTTACTGGATCTTCCTCCCCGCCAGTAATCTTGAGCCAGAACTCAAGGGGTGTGTAGCTACGTTTGATGCAAAGCTCACCCAAGTTCGTGAGATCTGCGTATGTCTTGTCTGGAATTAGTACGTTAGAGTTGTGAAAACTCTTTGTAGGCCATCCGTCTCTGTCCTCGGCAATTTCAAATCCCTTTCCATAAAGGGTCATTTCTTCTACGTCTAGCTCGACATTATAGTTATACGATGTCCATGAGCGAAGCATTCTGTCAAATCCTACACTAATCAGATTACTCCAAATTTCTTTTTCCGTAGGATTTCCAATTTTGGTAGTAATATTTGCGGCGGTATTACGCTCCATTACCATGTCCACAAAGCTGGACTTCTGGTTGTCCACAATGAACTTCATCTGACGGAATGGCACATTGCTCATTCCAGAAAGTTGACGGGCGGCTACCTGGCTATAATCAGTTGGAGGGAAACCCTTGTAACATTTGAAAATTCTGCCCCATTTACGTTCACGACCAGCATTATCTAGGCGTAGATTCCAGCAAATTGTAAAAGCATCGTTAGCAGTTTGAACTCTGCTCGTAGGGGCAACACCATTGGAATTGATTGTGTTGAACCCCCATGAGGAGACTCCTTCACGATTAACGATCTTTTTTGTTTTTGCCATTACCGAGTAATATTATTTAGAGCTTCACGCCTCTTTTGACAAGATGGACAATTCTTTGCCCGTGTTTCAAGTTGAGTTTGTATTCCAAAAGTTTTGGCTATTTTATCCCCCAAATTTGCGAAGCGATGGGCCACGACCGCAACAGCATCACCAGCTTCTTGCCAGCAATATTGACCTGCAATACGTTTACAAATTTGTTGCTCGATAAGGTATTCTAAATTTTCTGGCACAGCAACATTCTTATTTGCCATGTCACTTTTTACTTTCTGAACAAATTGACGACCGAAGGTTAGATCCATTCCGTTTACACGATATGTGTTTCCTTTGTCGTCGCTGTATTGATACCAGAGGCCACCAGGTATTGGGCCGTTTGGGTCTTTAAGTCTCATAGTTGAACCTCCTTCTTGCTTTCTAATATAAAAGTTGTCAATACTTTTCACTTCATGGAATACAACGGATTGAGTTTGCAACCACCAGCGGATACAACATATGGACTTTCCTTTTTGGAAAGCGTTCCACAATTCATTCGTGAATTAACTTGTTACCGTTTAACCCGTGGAGAGTTTGGAAGGCGTGAAAGGGTTAAAATGGGTATCAAATTGGAGAATACGGAGTTGAAAAACCCTGCACAGCACATGATCAACTGCTTTCAATTGATCTATGGCAACGATGTATTGCTCCACTCGCAGGGAATACCCAATAATTATGCTCTCGACATCATAGATTTGTTCTGCAACGAAAACGATTGGGGTATTGCAGGGTGTGCAAGTAGCGGAAAAACCTTTTCCGTGGCGGCTTGCATTGTGATTGATTGGCTTTGTGCTCCAGATTGCACCTCAACATACGTTGCATCTACGTCCCTAGATGCCTCTGAAGATCGTTTGTGGGGTAAAGTTTGTACGCTCTATCGCATCGCAATGCGTAATTTACAGGCTAAATACGGCAAAGATACCAGCATTGGAAACCTTGTTGAGTACCGTAGAATGATTGTTTTTGAGTCAATTGACACAAAAGATACAGAGCGAGATTATACAAATGCCATCAAAGCATTGGCTTTTCCCCGTGGAGGAGAAGGTAAGCGTTCTGTGGAGAATACTAGAGGTCGTAAGAATGCCAGAATGCGGTTGTTTTTGGATGAGTTGGCAGAAATGGATCTTTTTGCATTGGATACCCGTGTCAACCTTGGTGCTAATCCCGATTTTATATTTGGAGGCATGGCAAATCCTTCAAATACGGCAAACAATCCCCATACGGAGTTGTGTCAGCCAGATGATCCAATGGAATGGGATGCTGTTAACAGATACACGCATAAATGGAAGACCCGTACTGGCGTTGCATTGCATCTTTCGGGAGAAGATAGCCCAAATTTCAAGGTTCCTGATGCCGAAATACCCCCATTTGATAGATTTCTTACCATTCAAGGAGAAGCGGCTACCCTAAAAAGATGCTACGGCAATAAAAATGCCCTAGAATACTGGCGAAATGTTTACGGATGGTGGCCTGATAGTTCCGTAGAGCTTACAATCTTCTCAAAACAGTTCATTCAAAGTTGCGATATAGCTTGGGAACCTGTCTGGAGTGATAGAACAAAGGTAGTTTGCGGCTTTGACCCTGCATTTACTGCTGGAGGAGACAGATGTGCGGCTACTTTTTGCCGTTATGGGCCAAATGATACAGGTAGAAGGATAGGATTTTATCTTGGAACCAAAGAATATACTTCATCTGTAGGTGATGTTTTTGAAGAAAGTATTGCTAGTCAAGTTGTCAAGGATTGCTTGGAATACGGAGTCCATCCAAGGGACTTTGGATTGGATATTTCTGGTGATGGCGGAAAGATGCTACGGGCTATCATCATCGAATGGGGTAGATACCATCCAGAAGCAATGTTCATCCATCCCATATCCTCTATGGGAATGCCTACGGAACGCAGGATCAGTAGTTTAGACAAGCGTACCGCCAAAGAAGCCTATGATCGTCGTGTAACGGAATCCTGGTTCCAAGTGCATACTGCCATGTCAACGAAAAGTTTGGTTGGCATTGATGTTGAAAAGCATACTGCTTTGGTAAGCGAACTTTGCAGTAGGCTTTATTTCCACAAAGGCAGAAAGGTTGCTGTGGAGAAGAAACTAGACATGAAACAGCGTATCAAAAAGTCACCCGATTTGGCTGATTCATTGACCTATGCCGTTGAAATGCTGCGCAAGACAGGCTTGGAGTTTAGCTTTGAAGATGAAGCGGCAGAGTCACTAGACATCCTTGAATTGAAAGATTGGGAAGACAGATTGATCCACAGCAAACACAACGCTGAAGAACAGGTACAGAACGATGAATGGGGATACGGAGGTAGTGGCGTGGATGAGGACGGTTTCTAAATAAAAAGCCCCGCCCCTTGGTAGAGCAAGAGACGGGGCAGGAAGATCACAAGTGCTTTAACCCTCCAAGGTCTTTACTGTGGTCTTGACAATAGAATTGGTCAAGCGTAGATTTCGTTTATCACAAGTGCCGTTGTGATCCTCCAAATGATTCCTCGCTGGATTGTCTGGTGACATATTTAAGAAAGGAAGCCTATTGCTGGCGCACCCGATCCAAGCGAGAACACCAAAGGTTTTTACCCTTGAAGCAGGTCGCGGGGTAAAGTGATAAGAGTGTAACGATCATAGGAGCTTGAGCAGTTTACAGCCTCATTCCTTCTGCAATTCTATGGTTCC